ACCTATGCCTGTATGGGTATGGTCTTTTGGTAAGCAATACGTTCCTCATACTAATATTGTTAAAGATGACGAAGGGTCGCAAAGATTCTGGTATGTATTATCTTGGGCTGCTAAATGGCTTTATGATGATAATACTATGTCTGACGTTGTTACACCAAAAGAAGCGGTTGAAAGAGATGATAAAAGAATAATAGAGTCTATATGGAAACTACTTGATGAAGCTGATATTGTAGTTGCTCATAATGGCGATAGATTTGATATAAGGAAATTAAATGCAAGGTTTATACTTAATGGTATGAATCCTCCATCTCCTTACAAATCAATAGATACTTTAAAGATAGCAAGGAAAGAATTTGCTTTTAGTTCTAACAAGCAAGATTTCCTTACTAAGACATTTGGTGTATCTGAAAAGCTAAAGACTGAGTTTCAATTATGGATAGACTGTATGGATGGAAACAAGGAAAGATTAGCTGAAATGCTAAAATACAATAAGCGTGATGTTATAGGTTTAGAGCAAGTATATCTTAAGCTTAGACCATACATTAAGAACCATCCTAATCTTGGAGTTCTTATGGATGATAACGTTTGTCCTTCTTGTGGAAGTAAGAACTTAAAACCATCGGATGCTACATACTTTACAAGCTCTAATGAGTTTCCTGTATATAGATGTGGTGGATGTCATTCTCCATTCATAAGAAGTAAGACAAGCCTTAGTACTAATGCCACAGAGCTAAGAGGCGTTGCAAGCTAAAGCTTGACAAGAGTGCATTTAAGGGTTATATTATAGTATATGCTTGTTCGCAAAATAAAAAATGTTGAGCACAGAATGTACACTGATGAGAAGGAGTTTAACCAATACTGTCCCGATGAGAACTTAACTCGCAATTGGAGGGATGGCACCGAAGGTAGCTGGGTAATGGCTGACGATGGACAAGTCTGTGAAGTTCTTAAGCGGGGTGAGCTTAGAGATAGTCAGTCTAAGGGCGTGTGTAATTACTACATTAGGACAGTTATTGGTTCTTTCATATGTAGGGAAAATGTTATGATGGAGGGAGATATGCGAAAGAATATGTATTCCTTTGCATCCGAGGATCTCTCTCCTTATCAACATAAGATAAATAGAAAGAAGCCTACTAGAAGAGAATTTCTTTTTGCAAAGTATGTTGCTCAAGGTGATGGAATTGCTGAAGCGTTTATAAAGGCATATCCTACTAATAACGAGAAATACGCGGATTACCAAGGAAAAGTATTATTAAGTACTGAAAGGGTTAAGAGTTTGATTAGAGAAGAAGTAGATAAAGTTTTAAACCAAGCAGAGATTACTCCATTATATTTACTTGAGAAGATGAAATCAGTTGTTGATGCCGACGGAGCTCAAGATAAAGATAAAATACAGGCTATCAAAACTCTTATGCAGATAAGTGGTATGATGGAAACAGAAAAAAGAACAGAGTCATTAACATTATTTCAAGGATTTACAAAGGATCAATTAAATGCTATCCAAGGCGGAGATTCAAAAAAACTCATTGAGGCTTCAAGAGAAGTCAAAAAGTAAAGAATGTATTATATGTGGTTTTCCTATGGAGAACTACACATCTATTTGGTATAATATATCAGAAGATTTTTTCTCGGTAGAATGTTGCGAATGCTTTTCGTCTTATGATGAAAACTTTGAAATAAGAATGCCTGGATTAATGTTTAACCATGGAGAATCATAATGAAAAAAGTAGAGTTCAGTTTAAGTTTTGAAGTTCATAAGGGATTGGATGAAGAAGATTTAGAGGTATTGTTAAAAGATTATTTAATTAATGATTATATTGTTGAAAATTTTGTTAGCAGTGTAATAAGCGAAGAAGAGAGTATAGAAAACTTTGCAATAGGGTCAGTAGATTTAGTATTAAAAAAACAAATTAAAAAAACTAGTAAAAAGAATAATAAGAGACCAGACTTAGTAGGTGAACAATGGAAACAAGTATAAATGAAATTAGCTGTATATGGAACTCTTAGGAATGGAAATAAGAATACAGGTGTAGTAAAAAATACATCACTTGTATTTCCTGGTCACCAAAGATTTCCTGCTATGATACAGGATTACCAGGGTAAAGGAACTGTAGTAGAGGTACACGATGTAACAAGTGAAGACTTAGCGCAGTACGATTTGTATGAAGGTATCAATACAGGGTTGTACGAAAGAGTTAAAGTTGATGTAAAGATGGATAATGGCGACAAAGTTAAGGCTTGGGTGTATGTTGCTGGATCTCAGCTATTAGAATTAGTAAATGTATTTAAAGAAATTCCAAATGGAGATTGGTACAATAGAAAAGTTTAACATAATACCTAATGACCTAAGTGAAAAAGAACGTGTTCTTAATATGGTATCTAAAGATTTAGTTGCTTTTGGACAACTTTTTTTACCAGAAGATTTTATGAAATCAAAGCCAGCTCCGTTTCATCACGAAGTTGGCGATTTGTTTTTAAATAACACTATAAGAAGACTTTGCCTTGTCTTACCTCGTGGTCACACTAAATCTACTATGGCTAAAGCTGCTTTGCTACACAGACTTTGTTTTAACCCTAAAGGGAAAAAAGAATTTGCTGCTTGGGTATCGGAAGAACAAGGTCAGGCTGTAGACCATTTAAAATATATTAAAAGTCATATTGAATTTAACCCAGCTTTGAATTATTACTTTGGTGATATGGCTGGCACTAAATGGACTGAAAAAGAAATTACTACAGCTAAGGGCGATAGGATTATAGCTAAAGGTACAAGTCAAAGACTTCGTGGTAGATCAGAACTTGGATTAAGGTATACTAAAATTATTCTTGATGACTTTGAATCCGAATTAAACACTAAGACTCCAGAAAGACGTAAGGAAATTAAAGAATGGCTTATGTCTACAGTTTATCCAGCGCTTGAAGAATCAAAAGGAAATGAAGGTTCTATTTGGCTTATAGGAACTATTGTTCATTATGATTCTGCTTTGCAAGGGATATATGATGGTTATTTACAAGCAAAAGAAAATAATGAAATGTATACCTGGGAAATGGTATTTCATAGAGTAATGGAAGATAATAAACCTCTTTGGCCTTCTTATTTTTCAAAAGAAAAAATAGCTGGAATAAGAAAAGATTATGAGTATGTTGGGCAACTTCATAAGTTCGCTCAAGAGTATATGAACGATGCTCGTGATTTAGAGAGTGCAAAATTTAAAATAGATAAAATTAATTATTATGATGGGCAATTTAAAGCAAGAAACAATCAAGCTTATATTGTTACAAAGGAAGATGCTATACCAGTTAATGTTTATATGGGTGTTGACTTGGCTTATGAGTCTTCAGCACAGCATGATTACCAGGTTATAGTAGTTGCTGGTATTGATAGTGATAAAAATATTTATGTAATAGATGTATTCAGAGAACATATACCATTGTACGACATGCCACGTAAAATATTTCAATACGCAAAAGAGTATCAACCTATGCGAAGAGCAAATGTAGAACATGTTGGAGCTCAAGGTATAATAAAAGATGCTGTAAATGAGCTATCTAAGAAGGATAGGAAAATGGCTCCAGGTATTGCTAGAGGTGTTAGGCCTCCATCTGGAATTAAAAAAGAAGATAGGTTAGAATCTTTACTATGCCCTATTGTTAATAGAGGAAAACTTTTTTTAAAAAAGAATCATAGTGATTTGGTCGATGAAATGTTTCATTTTCCAAAAGCAAAGAATGATGACTTGCTTGATGGTCTTTGGTATTCTATTATAAATGCTAGAGCTCCAGTAAGTAGTAAGATTGATGCTAATAGCTTCGAGGAAGAAACCGAAGAAAAAAGAGAGTTTATAGGTAAGAAAATAATAAGAAGTTGGATAACAGGTCAAAGAGTTTAAAAAATACAAAATAAGACTTGACAAACGTATGTTTTAGAGTTATATTATATAGTATATATAATTTATGTATTTGGGGGATTTAATATTACAAACGAAAAAGACTTTGCGCAAATAGATGAAGCGCAAAAGAATAAAGACTTATGGAGAAGATGGCGCGATGCTCGATCTGATTGGGATGATGAAGCTAGAGATGCAGTAGATTTTGCTTTAGGAAATCATTATACAACAGAAGAGTCTGACGCATTAAATGCTGTTGGGCAAGGTGACTTTATTATAGATAGAGTCTATGCTGCTGTCGATAAACTTAAGTCTTTGCTTACCTCAAGGAATCCAAAGTTTTCTGCTGTTGGCAGAGAGGATTCTGACAATAAAATTTCACAAATATGGAAAACTATACTTGAGTATTGTTGGGATATCTCAGATGGCGATATGGAATTTAAACAAGCTGTACACGATTATGCAATAACTGGTCTTGGATATTTTTATGTATATATAGACCCAGAAGCAGATTTTGGACGAGGTGATGTAAAGTACACGCACGTAAATCCATTTAGAGTATATGTAGACCCAGCTGCTAGGAATAGATATTTTACCGATGCTTCTGGAATTATCCTCTCTACCATTTTAACTAAAGAGCAGGTTCTATCTCTTTACCCACAAATAGAAGAATTCATTAAAGATATTGATACTATGACTGATGAAGAAGACTATCCCTCTTCTTCAAGAAAAAATACATCTTCATCATTTACACCAGATGTTGTTAAAGATAAAGATAGTGGGTCTTATGAAAGATATAGAATACTAGAAAGATTTGAAAAAGTAAAAGTTCCTTATTATAGACTTTTCAATAAACAGAGTGGTGAAGAAAAAGTTGTAGATATGGAAACTTTTCAAATAGTTTCCACGGAGAATGCTCATCTAATAGAATCGGGACTGGTTGAAGCTGTTGAAATTATGCAAACACGAGTCAAAGTGGTTGCTTCTATGGGACAGCATTTGTTATACGAACAAATCCTCAATACTGATATATACCCAATTATACCAGTCCCTAATATTTGGACTAATACTCCATATCCAAAATCAGATGTATCTAAAGTTAAAGACTCTCAAAGACTTATTAATAAGCTTTTTTCTTTAACACTAAGCCACGCTCAGGCTTCTGCTGGTCTTAAGTTACTTGTACCAGAGGGAAGTGTTGATAGCGTTGGTGATTTAGAAAGAGACTGGGCAAATCCTAATGCAGTATTAGAATATAATCCTGAATTTGGTGAACCTCATTTTCCAGCTCCTCAACCACTTGCTGGTGAGTTCTATCATTTAATAGATAGAGTAGAGCATTATATAGATTTAAATTTTGGAATCCCAGAGCTTATGCAGGGATTCAAAGAAAAAGCTCCAGATAGCGTACGTGGTACAGCTATGCTTTCAGAAATGGGAGAAAGCCGTGGACGTTCTAAGTTAAAAGACATAGAAGGAAGTCTTAATCAGCTTGGAAGGTGTATCTACAATTTCGCTAAAGGACATTATAAATATGAAAAAACATTTAGAATTGTACAGCCTAACAATGATCTTACTGAGTTTTCAGTAAACAATAGAATGTATGATGATAAGACTAAAGAACTGCAGACAATTGATAATGATATATCATTAGGTCAGCACGATGTTAGAATAGTATCAGGTTCGACTTTACCTTCAAATAAGATGGCAGAATATAATATGTATCTTGAAGCGTATAAGTTGGGACTGGTAGACGATGTTGAGGTCTTAAAGAAAACAGAGATCTTTGACAAAGAAGGTGTATTGCAACGCAAAGGCATGATGTCTAAAATGCAGTCACATATACAACAACTAGAGGGTCAAATAAAAGAACTCAGTGGTGATTTACAAACAGCTGACAGAGAAGCTGTCCATGCTAAGAAACAAGTTATCACAGAAAAATTCAAGACCGACCTAAAAGAGATTAGCTCTGATGTAAAATTCAAAGAAAGAGTTAAGCTTGGAGAGCTAGAAAAAGTGATTGATAAAGCAGATGTTCGTGCTGAAGCTGCGTTAGCTATACAAAAGGCGAATAAAGGGAGTTCCTCTAAAGAGAGGAGCGCACAAAATAAACAATAATCATAGGTTAAGCTTCTTCGGAATATCTAAGGGTGTTTCGAATTAAAGAAGAGATCTAAAGGAGGTTATATGGAAGATCAAGTGCAAGGCGAAATAGTTGAACAGGAAATTGGTAGAACAACTCGAGAAGGCTTGGCAACGTCAATGCCAGATGTCGAATTGGCTTCAGAAATTCCAAGTGTTCAAGACGGTGTAATTGACGAAGGAAATAGGAGAGCACCTAATTTAATAACTAAAGAGGGTGACGAATCCGAAGTTAACTATGCTACTGATTGGGAGAATGAAACTAAAAAGTTTCAGTCTATGTATGATAAGCAAAATGCTGATTATCAAAGACTTCAAACTGATTATGAAAAACTTCAGCCAATGTCTGAATTACAGCAGGTTCTTGAAACAAGACCAGATGTAGTTGATGCAATAAAAGAAAGGCTTGAAGGAAAGAAATCTCAAGAAACTATACGCGAAACAGATGATGTCAACACAGTTGATGAATCATCTTTTGACCCATGGGAAGCCTATTACAAACCAGAGTCAGCTTCATTTAAAATGAGGACGTCTCAAGAAAGGGCTTTAGTAGATGAGGCAGTTGGAAAACATATGTCTGATCTTCAAGGTCAAGTAGCGTTGCAAAATTTACGCAACGAGTTGTCAACTAATTATGATATGAAAGATGAAACTTCTATTAATGAGTTTATAGATTTTGCCACTACGCCAAGAGATCAATTACCAATCGATGTGTTAATTGATGTTTATCGTAAGCATTATAATAAAGGAGTTAATAATGTTTCACCTAACATGGAAGCAGTAAAAGCAACTCAAAGCATTCCAAGAACAGCTGGCATTCTTCAAGGTGGCGAACTACCAAAAAGAAATGAGCAGGATTCAGCTTGGGATAGGATTTTGCAAGCAGGGCAAGCAGGGAGAATTCCCTAATTAATATAATCAAATAGGAGGTAACAAATGGCTGTTACACAAGGAATAAAATCCAGTTATGATATTACAGCTGCTACCCAAGATGCGGGCATAGGTCAAAGACCTGATGCTCGTCGATTATACGATTTCTCAGATCGGGTTGCCGAATTGGCACCAGAGGAGTCACCGTTTTTTGTATATCTTTCAAAAGTTGCAAAAGTTCCAACGGATGATCCTGTATTCCGATTCTTAGAAAATCGTTCAAAAATCGATTGGTCAAGCAGAGATTTCTTACTAGCTAATACACCTGGCACGGTGGTAGCTGGTAGTTCTTACTCTTTCACAGTTGACGCAGATAGTTCAACTGGTGGTAGTGTTTCAGGTGGTAGTGCGCCTGGATTCTTAATAAAAGGTATGGTATTTTCAGTAGCTACGCTTGGTAAAAATGCAGCTGCTGGTTATTCACAGGCTTTAGTCAGAATCGAAAGTTCACCAGTGGTTGGTAGTTCTTCTACCACATTTACTGGAAAAGTTGTTGACTTTTCATCTTTAACTAACTCTGGAGGTGCTATTTCTGGAGAGGATGTCTTAACAAATGACGATCTATGTCAAGTAATTGGTACTTCATTTCAAGAAGGCTCAGGATCACCAGATGCCTGGTCTAGCGAAATTGAAGACAACTATGGCTATACACAGATCTTTAAAACGGCTTGTGAGATGTCAAACACAGCGATTGCAACACGCTATCGCGGATATGCAAACGAGTGGGAACGCATTTGGGCGATGAAACTTCGTGAGCATAAAGTTGACATTGAAAGAGCTTTATTGTTTGGTCAAAAAGCAAGAGTAAGTTCAATCCAATACACGGAAGGTGTAGTCGGACATATATTAAAGAATGGTGTTGCACAAATTGGTGACGCTGATCTTTCTTATACATCTGGACAACCTTACTTTAGAAGTGTTGCAGATTCCGAACTAACTTACGACAGATTGCTTTCCGATATGGAAGTAATGTTTGATCCAGCACGTGGTGGTGCAAGTGAGAAACTAGTTCTTGCAGGTCTTCCTGTAATTAGTTTCTTTAACAAACTTGGAAAAGATTCATTCTTAAGTTCAAGTTTATCTTACAATAAGAATGCAGCTGAAATGGCTACACCTACGGCACCTGGTACAAATTCATCTCCTCATCGTATGAACATGCAGGAGAGAAATGGTGCTTTTGGTCATAAGGTGTTTACCATTGAAACTGTTCATGGTACAATGCATTTAGTAAAAGAGCCATTGTTTAGAGGTATGACTTCTAACTTTATGGCTATGATTGACATGAGTCAAATTGCATACCGTCCACTAGTTGGAAATGGTATCAATCGCGACACAGCAATAATGTCTAACATTCAAAACGCTGATGAGGACTTGAGAAAAGATATGATTCTAACCGAAGCAGGATTAGAAATCACATTACCTGAATCTCATTCACTCTACAACGTAGAATTTTAGGAGGTTATAATATGTATACCGATTCATTAAATAAAAATAGTGGTGCTTTTGAGACTGGCGAAAAAGCTTTTCAGAAGATTGATAATACTGTAGCTGTAGCGAGAACGCTTTTAGCTTCAGAATCTGGAACTCTTTTCGCAGTTGATATGTCTACTGTAGATAATAATGTTACTATGACATTACCAACAGTTTCAGATGCTGTTGCTGGTGTTAGTTACGATTTCTGTTTTACAGTTAATTGTGATGATGACGCTGACTTTATTATTACTACAGGACTTAACGCAACTGATATATATGGATATATTGTTGCTGGTGCTGCAAATAGTACAGTAGATGACGTTGATGGTTTATCTAAGATAACTATTGACGGTTCTGTTTCTCAGGCTATTGAAGGCATGAGAATAACTCTTATCTGCGACGGTGTTAATTGGCATTTATCTGGATACGTTCCAGTTGCTATTGGTACTGTTGTAGTAGTAGAGGCTGCTTCTGCTTAACAATCCGAATAAATAAGGATTAACAGATTTGGATTCTGTGGGGCTATTCAAAAAAAGTTTAGCCCCGAATATCCTAAAAATTTAAATTAAGGAAACAGAAATGGCAGATTACAACTCAGGAAATACAGATGTTAAAGTATTTATCCACGACCCAAAACCAGGAAGTAAAACGCAAAGTGCTGGTCAAATCGCAAAAGATGTTTATGATCATGTAGCAGGATTAGATTCTACTAATAACAAAGTTATTTCTATATCACACTGTACATTAAAAGGTGATAAGGTTATGACTATGGTAGTATCTGGTGCGTAAATTTAAGTGCCAACACTGCGACAATCCAAATCCAAAAAATTGGTTTTATTGTAGAGGTTGCGGTAAGAGAGCATCTGCCCCAAAATTTACTACTAACTCATTTATTATAAGTGAAGTTGGTAAACGAACTGATGTAGAATTTAATACTATTTCATATGATGAAAGTATTGATAAAATGAACAAAGCCGATAAGCGGTGGAAAGGATTTTAATATGTACGGTAAAACAGGTTATGGAAATAAAAAAAGCGCTCCTAAGAAAAAGAAAAAAATCACAAAGAAACCTAAAAAGAAATAAGTAGATGGCAACATTTAGCGCACAAGTAGTAGATTTAGTAGGAGCATTTAGCGATGAGACTGCATTGGATTCCTTTATAACAGAAGGAGCTAATGAAGTTATTAACGCTATGCCTCGTCCTATAATGGAAAGAGTAGCTGAAGAAACTACTTTTACAGATACTGTTTCTTCTGAAGGTCACAAAATATTAGATGTATTAAAGTATGATGGCACGATAGACCAACCTTGTAGAAAAGTTTCAGCTTTTAAAAGAGGTAGGATTCAAGATTCTTCTGATATGGAATTTGCTACAAGCTCAGATCCTGCTTATTACATACAAAATTCATTAATAACGTTATTCCCAACAGGAGATGGAAAGCTTGTATCTATGCCTACGTATAGTCAAGCTGCTCCTTTAAATGCTGATGTTATTTCTAGTATAACAAATTTTCCAAATGAGTATGAATATTTAGTTACGTTATACGCAGCAGTAAAAGCATTACAACAGTTAATGAATAATAAGCACGGTAATACAGATATCACTGGAGCCTTAACAGCTTTGGAAGCTTCGGTTGTAAATGCAGAAGACGAAATAGAAGACGGTGGTAAAATGGTAGCAAACATTGTTTTAGGAGTTGCTGAAGTTCTTGAGTCAGCAGGAGATACTGATGCTTCTAGCTCAGAGCTTAAAACAGCAGCAGATGCAATTACTACTGCTTTAGGTCAAATAAATACACATAGTTTTGATGATGAAGATACGTTTACTACAGCTACATCTCAATTAACAAGAGTAAAAAATTCTCTTGACCAAGTATCAGATATTATTAATGGAAATCAACCATCGGCTACAACAGATGCTTTTGGAGCACAGGCAGCTGAAGATGTTGAACTAGTAACTTCATCATTAAATATTGCACAAACAGAAATACAAAGAGCTAATGCACATTTATCAGAATGGACTTCTATATTGCAAGGAGCTTTATCTCAAGCGCAAGGATTTGCAAGCGAAGTACAGGCAAGAGGAGTTTGGACATCTGCAAAAGCTCAAGTTTGGAATGGGTATTTTGCATCAGCTGCTGCATACGCTCAAGCTGCTCAAACATATTTAGCATCTTCTCAAGGATATGCAAGTGAAGTTCAATCTAGAATGGCAGTAGATACTACAGAATATAATTGGTATCAGACTCAGCAAGCAAAATTACAAGCTGATTACGATAAAGGTATTCAGATAATGAGGGGCGCATAATGGCATTTACTTCAGTAACATTAAATACATCTCCATCTTTTACGTTGGTAGGTCTTAACACTTCACCTTCTTGGTCTGGAGTAACATTAAATACATCTCCATCTTTTGAGCTAATAAGTCTTAATACAACACCTTCATGGACTTCAGTTGCATTACCATCTACTACAAATTGGATTGCACCTGGAGCTGACACAAGAGCTTGGAATGTTATTCAAGTGAACTGGGAAGATGAATCAAGAGAATATAATCAGTTTGGATATCTTGGAAAGGATTCTGATTAATGGCTGTACATAGTTTAACACCGAAAAAAATTATATCAATAGTAAGGCAAGTATTTCCAGAAGCCCCTGAGGCTTATGTTTTAGAATTAATAAATCAAGCAATGGTTGAGGCTGGCAAATATAATAGTAAAATTGAATATGCAAAAACAGATACTATAAATGATCAACAATGGTACACTTTAAGTGATACTAATGCTGGTACAAATGTAGAAATAAATAAAGTATTAAGATGTGATTTTAAAGATTCTAATGGAGATTATGTTAAAATACCTAGATTGATAAATAACGAAATACAAACAATGGATATAGACTAATGGCATTAGCACCAGAAGTAACAAAAATAATTTGCGTAGCAGATTCAAGTTCAAGTTTACAAAGTAAGTATTTTACCATTTCAGGAATGGGTACAGATTTTGCACAAAATGATTACTATGTATGGATTGATGTAGGTAGTGGAGGTACAGACCCAGAAATTTCTGGAAGAACAGGGATTGAAGTTAATATATCTGCGGATGCAAGTAACTCTACAGTGGCAACAGCGGTAAGTAATGCAATTCACGCTAAAGCTGATTTTTCAACAGCAGTTGGTTCAGCTACAATAACGGTTACAAATGCTGTTAGGGGTTCTGTTACAGATGCAGCTAATGTAAATGCTGGTTTTACTATTACCACAGAAACCGCAGGCACTGGAACAAATACTAGTAGTTATAATAATCCAGAAGATTATATTGCTTGGTTTATAACTGGAGATCATCTTGCTATTGTTACTACAAAGGGCAATGATGCTAACACAGTTCACCAAAGAGAAGGTGATTATAAACCAATAGATATTAATTTAATAAATGGACTGTTAATACATTACATAGGCGAACCTAATGCAGTGTCAGGTATTAATAGTCCACTAGATATTGACAATACGATGCATTCTTTTATAACTGACTTTGTTAAGTGTAAGTTATATATGGATAGGGCTGGTCAACTGTCTATTTCAAATGCTAATAGTGCAGCAATTTCGATGAATCTTTCTACTCAACACGAAAGAAAGTGGAAAGAAAGTTTAATTAAGTACGGAAGTAAGAAACGTGATAAAGTTGGTGGCTCAAGACGAATTATGCCACCAGACATAAGATAATTAATAGTCTGTAAAAGACGGTGGTGGAGGGAAAAAAGGATTAAAAAATGGCAGTGCCAAGTAAATATCAAGCAAAAGAAGTTTTAAACAAGGTTTTAAATGCAGGCGAGGATGCGTTAAAAGTTGATATAGATAACGTAACCCTTGACGGTTCTCAGTTATCTGTAGATATAGATAACGCAAATGATTCAATTGTTATCTTTAGTAATACAGTAGCAGATGGTAGTGGTACTAAT